TGCAATGATAGTGAAATCTATCTTCTTCTATCAGTCTTCTAATATAGTCTTCAACTTGAGGACTAGCATATTCAAGTACAGTTTCAATATCCTCACCTTCTTCGCACCATTCTAAAAAATGCAAATGGGCAGGATTTAATACCATAATCTCTTCAAATGAAGGATTATGTTTTCCATGTTTGTCTGGAGCAGTAACTAGGTGCATTATGCGTCTTTGTCATAACCTGTGATAGCAACAATGGTTTCCAAATCTTCAAACTCGTCTTGATGGCGTCCCCAATCACGATTTTTAGCAACACGGATTGCTTTGTTAATCAAACTGGGTTTTACATTGAGTTCTTCGGCAACTGCTTTAATAGTTTCTTTTAAGCCACCTTGCAAATCTTCAATCTCCTGTTGGACTGTAACTCCTTCGCGAATAAGTCTCTCTAGTTTTGCTTTTTCTTCTGTGCCATAAACTCTGTCGCTCATATAAGTTCTCCTAATACTTTAAATGTTTGTGTAAAATCTGTGTTTCTACGCTGATCGTAAGCATTCACAAATCTTTTAAAATTTTCACGCTCAACTACTATATCATATTTTTGTTCTTTTGTCAAGATACTTTCCAGCTGACTGTGTGCTTTAGAGTTGTGCTTTTTTAAAAAATCTAAATGATGCTGTTTATTTACATCAAACAGACTGTGATGTAAGAAACTGGGTGTAGTGAGTTCACTTACACCTATATCTACTTTGGCAATGTTTTGCATATCTGAAATATAATCAGTGTATGATTCTAGACACAGTGCATTGTAAACCGTCATCAGTTCTATATCAGCATTGTGCTGTTTTGATATCAACTCAACATTTTTCAAAAAGTCGTTGTAGTTGATACCGTGTCTAGTGTACTCCGCTTGAGCACCTGCACTCTCTCCACTGATAGCAAATATCACTGTGTCAATATGTGAGGATTTCTCTAAAAACTTTTCCAGTAAATCTTTTGGAACTCCCAATCCTGTGTTAATGATAACATCACATTTTTCATTAACATCTTTTATGAGATCAAATATTTCATGATACAGCAAAGGTTCGCCACCAGTGAATCTCAACTCTTCTAATCCAGGATGTAAGTTAGGCCATATCTCCATAAACGCTTTTTTATAAGGATTATCTTTGGTAATAGTTGGTACATAACCTATATGATGCAGATTTCCATGTTGTTTTATTTCGCTTGCCCATTTGCTGCTGAAACTAGGACCGCAGTATGCACATGCTAGATTGCAAGTGTTTCCTAAACTCACTTCTAGATATTTGGGCAAACTGTATTCGCCGGTGGCCTGATCTCTGTTTTCCCAGTTGTAATACTTGCTGCTTTGTAGCACCCTATCTTGTGTTTTTGTTGCTCTCCAACAGTATGCACATTCGTCTGGTTTTTTACCTTGTAGCATTTCTTGACGGACTTGTCTTTTATGAGAGTGGTTGAATAATGCATAAGGATTGTTTTTGATTTCTTCTAGCGGTATTTTGACAGGCGCTACATGATGACAGCCGTGCTCTGTACCTGTGCCTAAATGCACAGTATTGCTGTGCCATTTTTCCAAGCAAAAGCCTTCACCTACACTGTCGAGATACCTTTTAGTTCTCCAGTAACTGAATGACGCCATTGTAGTATCCTTTGTGTTTGATCATATCAGGATGATCGCTATCCTTGCTCAACAGTGAAATCAAGTCTTTGCTGTATTCCAGCTGTTTTTGCACTAGTTGCAAAAACTGTTTTTTATTATGTATGGTTTTGTCACGCACACTGTTGTACAGTTTGTTGTAATCTTGTTGTGAAATATATTTTAGATTTTGAACTACACCTTTTATCCTTTGTTCCAAACTATCATTTGCATCAAATGTGTAATCAAATAGTTCATCATATATTTCAAATCCGTAGTCCTTGTACACAGTGTTATTATTTTGTCCTCCTATAACTACAAACGGTTTTTCTGTCATCAATGCATACATGGTTTTTTCACTGATATTTTTTACATAAAACCAATACTCTTGAACCTCACTGCAAATGTTTATCAATCCTCTTGAGTTTATAGATTCGTCTAAATAGTTGATATTATTATCTAGTTGTATTCTTTTGCCGTTAAAGTATTGTAACTTGTAGTCAATGCTGTAGTGCAACAAGTCTTCTCTTGATTGTTTGCTATCCCAACTGATGTAACCGTGTGATTCCAAACCGTGTTTGTAAATCTCGTCAATAAGCAAATACCGATTGTATCTACCTTTGTTGTTGAGATTTATGTAAGCCTTATCAAAATCATATGTTTTATCCATTTTGATATACTGCAAACTTTCCACATATGCTCTACCGACATTCAATATCATGTTGTTGATAAAATGTATATGTGAAAATGTACCATAATAGTTTTCCAAATCATCAAGTAGATTGTTATGTACTATATAAAAATGATTGTTATTTGTTTTGCACAACTTATTTGCCTGTTCCATAAAGTCAGGTGTAACAAAGGGCAAAGGTTCTGTTGGACAAAAATAATAAACAGTTTCATTTGAAATATGTTTTAAATCATCGAGAATGATATTGCTTGACTCTATGCACAACTTGCTTAAAAACTCTGGCAAGTGCAGGTTGCTAACCATATGCTCTAATGTGGGAGATTTGCTAATTTTTCCATTCAGTCGTTGAAGAAAACTTTGCTCGTATGGATAATAAAACATAAGGTATTTAACAAGGTTACGCTATGTTGAAAACTTTTTTGTTGTCAAAAGCTCTGTGCCAACCAAAAAACTGTGCTTTGTAATCTGAATGATCGTCGCTCGAAAGATTGATCCATTCGTCTTTGCGCTGATATAGACGCATTGCTCCGTCAAACCAGTCTGTGTTATCTATTATACTTTCAAGACGTTCCTTTGCAGCTTGTGCTTCGTCTATATTATCAAAATCTTGTTCTATGTGTATTACTTCCATTACTATGTCGTGTGTTACATAGTCTAAGGAAAAGTCAATACCCCATTTAGGTTTGATATTTAATAGTTTTTGTAGTATAGGACGATTTTGTTTTACTTCTTCTAGCTGCTCTCTTGCTTCTCCTGCAAATGCATAACGAGTTAACAACATGCAATGATCTAGTACAAGTCCGTGTTCGCTTTGTTCAATATCTGTGTACCATTCTTGTGCAGGTGCAATGTGATACTGTATTTCTCTATTTATTTCTACGTCATTTATTTCGTAATGTAGATATTCAAGAGGAGTAGGAACTTCATAACCATCTTTGTCAAAATCTTTGAATGGTAATGTCTCAACTTTAAGTCGTTCAATAGGTTTAGTGAGATAAGGATTTTCAGCAAACTCTGGATAAAGGTTAACCAGTTTCATCTGTTGTCCTTTGGACCCCAAGCATTTTCAGGTCTTTTATCGTTGTCAGGTATCTTTATCAAGTGATTTGCCATAAACAAGTTACAGACTTGCATACCCTGTGTATCTTGTTTTAAGACATTACAATATCCATTATAGTTTAAATCGATATTAGTAGGAGGTGTTTTTACATTTGTAGACGATTTATCTTTTTGTGTCCATTTTTTACAATGTGAACAGTTGAATGTACTTGCTAGATTGTAGGTTGTATCCCATTCTTTAGCATGACGCACAAGCTGTTTTTCATACGCTTTACTGCTTGATGGAACTGGAGTAAGATTGTATGTGTCAGTTTGTGTAGGTCTCATTATTTTGTTTCCATAAAATCTATTGCAACACTTATTCTTTCGTTGTTAGTGTTATTTAGCGTTGTTGAATGCAATAACCAAGAAGGAAAAAATATCAGTTGTCCTTCTTTGGGTTTTATTCTAACTTGGCTCCCTTTACCTATCCATCTTGATGTATCAAGTGCAGGATTGGGACTATACAAAACAAGATCTCCGTCGTCACCGTTTGTTTGCACATAGTATACACATGATATATCTACATCTCTGTGATTATGAGTTTGTATATTCATTCCTTTTGGCGTTTTATTCACCCATGCCACATCAATATCAAAATCTAATATTTCACTATCTACGCTTTTTAGATAGTTGCTTAAATGTTTTCTCACAACCATTTCAAAAAACTCAAAATCACCTGACTTAAAAAAGTTTTCATCTTGATCAGTTCCAAGAGAATCGCTATCAGCTCCCTGTTCTGTACCTTTTATAAAAATGAAATCGTGATTTAAGATTGCAGATTTTATTTTTTCTTTTTCCTCGTTAGTCACATCAGAAATATACAATGGAACTGAAAAAATATTTTCTGTGGTCATTTTTTCTTTGGCTTACCGTGTTTGTTGTGTTGTGCCCAAGCAATAGCATAAGGCGCACCAGGATCGTCAAACTTCTTTTTCAGTTTCTTGACTTGCTTTTCTCTACCTGGAGGAGCCTTTTCTGTTACTTCTTTGATCTTCATTGGATTCTAGATTTTCTTAGTTTTGATCTTTCTGCATCAACTTTTGCAGTATGCAACTTTCTATCATCGCCAGTTTTAATTAGTTTAGCAATTTCTTTTTCTTTACGGTTACGAGCTGCTAATGCATCTGCTTCAGCGTTATCTGCTGCTGCTTTATCTTTTGCTGCTTGTATACGCTGCTGTGCAGTGTATTCGTCTGTTCGCATATCTTTTTTAGCAAGATGTTTAGCCAGTGCTGCTGCACTTTTGCTTGCATCGCCTGCAGACTTTTTAACACCTTGTGGGCGTTCCCAACCTTTTTTCTTGTTGTGCTGTGCTGCTGCTTTTTTCATAAAAGTTCTACGCTTTTTTAGCTTTTCAGGATCTTTACCGTCTGGATCGCTAACATCGTCATAAGACTTGTTCCAATACTTGTACAGTGTATCTGGTCCTAGTTCAGTTAGCTCACTTTTTTTTTGACTCATACGCTCTTTGAGTGATGCTTTGTACTCTGTTACATCTTCGTTTGTAAGAGTGCTCTTATAAACTTTCTTGCTTTCTGTTGCCATATCATAGTCTAGTGTATGATACACTGAACCTACATAGTCTGCTGCTTTGGTAATCTTGCTTTGCATCCAACCTTCAATGCCTTCGGCCTCCGAAACACCTTTTAGCATGTCGTGTAGTTTGATAGCATACTTTGCAATCTTGTACAGTTCAGCACGAGCCATTTGCACTTCGTGATCACGTTCTGCCATGTCTGCCATATCAGCAAGACCTTCGCTAACATTCTTTGCATTGCAGTTACAATGTTTACATGTTGGTGGGCATGTGCAGTCTTCAGCTTTTACATCTGAACCGCAACATTTATCTGAACAATGTGTATCTCTTTTAGCCATTTTTATCTCCGGAGTTCTTTTTATTATTTATGCTTTTTTCTTTTTCTTCTTTGAAACTCGACGCTGCATTTGTCCTATTGGCATTGCCACTGCGCCAACTGCTCCTGCACTGGTCATTTCGCTTATCGATTCTTGATATTTTGCAACCATTTCGTCGCCCTTCTTTTCAAAGAACTTTTTAAGAGCAACAGCACCTAAAATAAGTGTAACAGCCATTGCAATACTAAACTTATTATCAATCAACATTTGTGCTGCTTCTTCGCCGATTGTTTCGATTACCCAGTCCCACCCTTGATCAATGTAATATGCAGCAGCACCACCAACAGCAAGTTTACCCGCATGTCGTGACACAACATATTTAAGTATTCTCCAACCTACTTTGGTAGTGGCCCATTTTAATAACCACCATACTGCTTGAACAGCTATTGCAGCAATAGGCGCCAATTCGTCAACTCTTTGTTCAGTAATCTCTTGTATTTTCATTTGAATATCCTAGCGATTTTCGTTTTATCTTGTACATTGTATTTATGGTGCCAAAGCACAAAAGGCACATGTTTTAAACTAGGTTCACCAAAATGTACTTTTCTTTTTATTTGATGGAAGTTATGTAACACACTGTGTCTAGTTCTTTTGTAGAGTTTTTTTAAAGATATTTTATTCAATCTTACTATCTCTTTAACTATCATCTCTGTCCTTTTTTCTACATCTTGCTCTAAATCAAAACTTGTATCAACAACATCGTCAAATACATGAAATCCTAAAGACTTTAAATATGCATAGTATCCAGGTGCTGCTAAGATAATAAAAGGTCGTTTGTGATACATAGGAATAGTAGTTTTTTCAGTCATCCAAAGTGCTTTTGTACTAGATTCAGTTACTAGACTAAACAAACTATCTTTATATGCATGTTCGGGTATATCTTTGAACTCCGGTGCATTTGCAGCACTTTCAAAATCTTTTAAGTAGGCTTCTTGTAGCACAAGTTCTCCACCATCAAAAAACTTAAACTTGTAATCAAGATTCTTCTTGACGGAAAACTGTTTGTAACTTATATAGTTGTTCTCGATTAGATCGTATTTTGCAAGATAATCTATCAAATAATCTCTATGCTGTTTCTTTCTAAAGTTCAACGATGTAAACAACTTTGTAGGATATTCGGGTTGCACAGGAAAAATCAAGTCTCTTAAATAATATCCACTGATATATGGTATGGACCAAAAATAGTTAGGTAGTTGCTTCATACCTTTCCAAGTCATTTTTGCACCAGATATCATTGTTAGATCAAATGTCTTAAAATGTTTTTTTTGATCTGTAGAATACTGTTGCCAGTTATTATACCATTCGCTATTATCTATAAGACAATATTTGTAATCTTTATTAGAATAAGTTTTTAGGTCATTTACATCTTTTGTAAAAAATACATCATTATTATCATTATAAAGATATATGAAATGATGTGTGTTACTATGCGCCGCCGCCAACAAGTTTTCCTTTTAGAGGATGCTTTTGTTCACTGCCTTTGCTAGGTTTCGATTTTTTTGGCATAGGATCTTTGCCTTTAGCATGATCAGCATGTTTATATTCTTCGTATGCTTTGCCTTTGTGTTTTTCTTTGCGAGGTAGTACGTTCTTTTTATCTTTGTGAGCACCTGCTGCACCACTCTTGCGAATATCCTGCATAGTTTTACTGCTAGGATCTCTTTGCTTCACTGCTTCTAAAATGTCTTGCATCTTCATGATTTTTTTAATCCTATAATAGTAGCATCTTTACCATACATTGCCTGTATTTGTTTACGTGCTTCCTGTATATTCCTTGCAGATACTTGAACTTTGATCGCTTGACTGTAATACTTGTGACGAACTCTTACATCCGCAACAAATATATCAAAGTTTTTATTTTGCAACTCTCTTAATAACATGTTAGTATTTATCGAAATCAAACAACTTGGTTCTTGGTTCTTCTAGCGTGTGTCCGCCTTCCATTACAGCCAGTTGTTCTTTTGTCCATTTTGGCATTTCGCCCATAGTAAGTGCAGGTTTACCATCTATGCTCACTTCATTACCAAACTTAGCAGCTTCCACTTTTGTTTGATCGATATCAACATCGACTGTGGTGTTGACACCACGCACTATTCTTCCATCTTCTAATAAATCACGTATAAACTGCATTTTATATTCCTGGTATAATGTATTTATATATTTCATTTACGCTATAAATATCACCTTTTCTCAGATCCTGTTGTTCTCTTGTCTTGTATACCAGTTTCTCAGCTAGTTTAGGATTGTAAGTGCTTTGTTCTATGATTTCAATAAGCGTATTAACAAAAGGCTTGTCAAACTTTTTTAAATATTCTAATTTTTTATTTTTAACATCATCTGGTATAATATCCATCCCCAAATAAGGCAAACCGTGCACTGGATATATTGCAACTTCTTTTTTGTCTAAAAACCATTCAATCCAATCTTCTACATTAGGTATATTATACGCAAGTGCAGTAATATGGTATGCAACATCGACAACAACTTCCTCATATATTTTACAGTTCTTTTCAATAGTTTTCCAATCACTATTAGTTCTAATATATTCAAAAGTTTTTCCTGCACCATCTAAACTTATTTCGACACTTTTACTTTTCCATTTTTCTACTCTTGACATCCATTGTCTATTACAGTTGGTTGCATTGGTTGTAAAATGCAAGTGGCAAGTATCATTTAATCCTAGGTCGCAGCAATAATCTAAAAAATCATAAACTTCTTTTTGTATGCTTGGTTCTCCACCTATAACAGTAATTTGACGCATACTTGCCATGTCAAAGTTTTTGTAGTCTTTAGGTAATATATAATCTTGTTTTACAAAATCTTTAAGTTCTTTAGCTATCAAACTACTTGCTTCTGGATTACACATACTGCATTTCAGATTACACAAGTTACTAGGTCTATAATCAAAGTAAACCACGCTTTCGGTTTTATTTTCTCTCACATGAGGATCATCAAAATATCTTAAACGTCTGCTCTTTATACCTACTTCTTCGTTTTCAATACATTCTGCACAGGTTGTCTTAATAAAGTCCATGTCTTTATTAATCATTGCCTTTTTTATCTTTTTTAGATATTTGCCGTTAAAGTAGTCTTCTATGCTACCACTATGTCTATCGCCTTGCCATTCACAACAAGGTGTATTTCCCTGTAGGACATTGCCATGTTGAAAACTAATCCAAGGTGCCCAACAATAAGGACTTGCTTTTTGTTTCATAACATATTTAGTGCCTGGGTATAAGGAGATCCTGTGAAATCGATATCTGGCATATATTGTTGATTTTTAACAAGATGTAGTAAATGGTTATAGTTATGTTCTACTTTATATTGTAACAAGTTTTTGTAATCTTCGATTTTTGAAATGCTTAACTGATACAACTGTTCGGCAATAATCTTTGCTCTTTCTTTTTCGCAAGTTACAAAATCAAATGTGTAATCAAATATTTCATCAAACATAAAAAAGCCTAGTTTACGTAGTCTTTTATGTATACCAACTGGGCCATGTATTATAAAAGCACGTTTATGATATATCGGTATAAAAGTTTTTTCAGTTATGAAAATTTTACTATCAACTCTGCTTTCACTTACTACGCTAAAAAGACTATCTTCAAACTGTACAGGTACATTAAAGTAATCCTTTTTGTTTATGTTATCTAGTAAAACTTTTCTAGCATTTTTCCAATACACATATGTATATTCTTCATTCCATGGCCATTCATTTACACTGAAATAGTTTTGTTCTAAAATTCCAACTCTTGCAAGTTGATCTGTAAAATAACATCTGTGCGCTCTAGTTTTTCCTGTAAGATATATAAACAGTTTACTAGGCTTGTTGGGACAAATCTGTTTATGTGTACTTGCAATAGTTTTATATGCCCAATAAAGTGGCCAATGTCTATTGGTAATGAATCGATATGTTTTATTTGCTTGTGTGATAGTTGATGCTAGTTCTTCTTCTGCAACTGCATTTGTAATATTGTATTCGCCCGGATTCCATATTACTATATGATTGTGCTTTGATTCTAATATTCTTTGTTTAAAAGGTTTCCACTGATAGAAATCTTTCGCATCTATATGATCAATCATCTTTGTAAGGTTTTTCACCTGTGAGGAAAGGCTGGCTAAACCACAACTTGAACCATTCTTCAGTGCCTGGTGCTATTTTTTTCTTGCGTTGTATCTTTGCTTTTTCTGTGCCAGTAATACTCATATTTTCAGCGGTATATGGTGTATACCCTGTAAACTTATTTCTTATTCCTGCTAAATGCTGTAAATCTTCTATGTTCATTGTAGATGTATTTATTTGATTTTTCTTCTAAATGCTTGTAGTTGGTTACTGTATTTGCTTTTGATTCATTTTTCCATACAGTAGATTTTCCAAAAACTAAATCTTCGTAATATACAATATCTTCATAATCAAATCCGTGTATTTTATCTAATATGTCGGCATAGTTTTGACATGTATGATCAATCCAAAACTTCACATCATTCCAATCTACTTCTGTTGACACATCTTTTAACTTGGTCCAGTTTTTAAACTTGAATGCTAAACTATGACTTAAAGCAGTTTCAAATATGTTTTTTCTAAGCAACACAACATTATATGTCTCTAAGTTTTTAAGTGTTTTTATTTGATCCTTGGTCATGTTTTCGAAATGATGTGCAATATGTTTAATAACAAATCTCTGTTTATTTTGTGCAGTGTCAAAAAATCTACTGTAATCTCCTGCCCATTTAAAAGGTTCATAACCAAATGGTATTTCACATTTTCTAAAATCACAATACCATAAATCTAAATCATTTCTTAACCAATCTGCAAAAAACTTGCTGCCTGTTCTTCCTGATGTTAAAACAAGTATTTTATTTTTGCTTTTTATATGATCACAACAAGGAATACTATGAGACAAGTCTTCTTTTATAAAGTTAATATTTTTTCTTGTGTTTTTTAGTATATCTTTGTCAAACCATTTTTTAACTTGTTGATTAAGCATGTTTAAGTCCGTTGGGCATAGGAATGTTTCTATCAAATAACATAGATCTAAATATATATCTATCTGTAGATTTATTGTTTACAACTCTATGCCAAGATGCTTCGTTTGACATCCATCCTACACCACCATTAGGATGCCAGTCTGTATATTTTACAAATCCATCATCATTGTTGTCGGTGTATATTCCTGTTCCTGTTCCTTCTTCTGATATATGTATGATAAGTGTATTTGCTCTACAAGCATGATCTAGATGAATATGTCCTAAAAAGTTTGGCGGTTGTATCATTAACGAAAAGTCAAAATAGTAGTTATCCTGCTCTGGATTTATATTACACTGAGTTAAATATTCTTTGTAACGTTTTTTAAATATTTCATCGAGCTCATTGCAAAACATACTTTGTCTTTTTACATTAAAAGATTTAACAACTGAAATAATATGACTTGATGAAACTTCTCCGTTATATTTTTTATCATTTTCAAAGTGTATGGTGATTGCAGAACTTGTATCAATTTCAAGTGCAGTAAAATATTCTTGTATTTTTTTAAACTCTGAAAATGAAAAATATTCTGTAACCTCGGTATGCAGCCACGGATCATTTATTTTTCTTATATTCATTTCAAGTATTTCTTATAGGTTTTCCAATAATCTTGGCGTTCATTTGTGCTTGCTCGGCGAGCTTCGTGTTCTTTGTGTTTAGCAATGTAGTGTTCTACAGGAACACTTTCGTGCTCTCTCCACGTTTTACTATATCCGTCTGGATAAAGTTCTACGACTTTTTCTTCCTTCCCGATTTCATGTTTGCGCACCAATGATACATCCTCGCTTTCTCGCCTGAGCTATTCTTGGCTCGTTTTCTTAAACTTGTTACACTACCATTGCAACTTGCACCTGAACGCTTTACACGCCCTGGTCTGCTTTTGCCTTTTTTCTTACCGTCAGCAAAGTTTTCATTCAATCCAAGTTCATCAACCATTATTTCTAACGCTGAATCTACATCATTTAAACCATTTTCTTCTTTTGTTTTCTCATACCAACTTCTTACAAAGTTTGATGCTGCGTGTCCATAAGTATCTGGCGCCATCATCATTTGATAAAGAACTTGATCAGGTGCTTCTCGTTGAGACCTAACAAATTTTCTAAGACTATCTAAGTCTGTACTTTCATTATATGCTACATCTGCTGCTGCTTTTGCCTTTGCACCATCTGGGTGTTTTGGATTGATGCTTACTACTTCACCGTTTATTAGTTCTGCAATGTTTGCACTTTTGCCTACACGATCTAACAGTTGATGTAGTTTGTCATTTGGATCATAGTTTCCACTTTCATAACCTTTTTTGCCACGCACTTCTGTACGACCGCCTGTATCAGTGTTTACAATATGCAATACATCTACATTTGCATCTCGTTCTAGTTTTAGTTTATAACCTTCTTCAATACTTTCTTTTTTCTTACGCCCTGCGCAATGTGCTTTTTGACTGAAGCCTTTTGGATTATTACAGTTAATGCTGCGTTTGTATTTGTTGCTCCATTTTTCTGTTATATCGTGCCATTTCATTTTTTCTTGCCTTTGGGTTTGTATCCTGCGGCAAATGCTGCTCGACGTTGTGCATCACTGGCAAACTTTTCGTTTGTTTTTGGTTTCTTTTTATATGTGTCTAAACCTGGCTTTAGCTTGCTGTTGCTTGCTGTTCTATCTGCTTTGTTTGATTGTGATGTAGCAATACGCTTCATAGCACCTTCATTTTGTTGTCCAAGATAATATTTTACTAGATCAAAGAATGGTTCACCAGCAACATTTGTATCTGCAGGTACGCCTGCTGCCTTAGCAAATGCTTTTGGATCATCATTTGCAACTGCTGCTCTCAATTCTGTAGCACTTGATACACGAGGCGCTGGTTGCCATTCAATACTTTTAAACTTATAAAAACCGTGGCGACCTTCAACACCGTTTTGTTTTTGTAAGCCTGGTACAAAAACTTTAGCATCTGTTTCGTCTGTGATTACTTTCAGATCGATTTCGCCATGTTTTTTATACACTGCTGCTGCTAGACTCCACCATGTTTGTTCTGGTATAATATGTCCTTTTATGTTAGGCCAAATAGTTTCCATTGCTTGTATTTTGATATCAAAAGGCAGTGGATCTTTAGGTCCAATTGTGCTTTTGTTTGTGCCAACATACCAATGAGTATTTTTTGCAGCTTCTTCCCATGCTGCTTTATGCCCTTGATGAGGAGGATTAAATCTACCAAAAATAATACCTACGCTTTCGCCTGCTTCAAATAACTCTCTTAATAACATTAGCCCGGTGTCCACCTTTTTCTTGGAACAAGTTTGACATTACCAAACTTCTTGGTTTTGTCTGCATAACGAACTCTGCCTTCTCCGTTGGTATCCCAGATATCTCCTTGCTCGCCTTCTACTTGATCTATAATATTGTCTTTTGCATTTTGAATCTGCTTTACTAATGTAAAGATAGCGTTTAATGCATTATTGTATTTACTATTTAACTCGTTGATTTTTGCCTGCTTGGGTTTACTTACTTTACTATTACTTAACCAAGTAAAAAAGTTTTCAACACCCAAGTTATCCAAGTTTTTGGCTTTTGCTGTTTGGTTTACATAGGTGTATATAATATTTTTGAGATCGCTTAATCCTTGTACACTTGCTAGGAAACCATCGATTAGTTTGCTGTTTGCTTTTGCAAATCTTGACACTGTGTCTAGATTTTTTGTATCAACCTTTACTGGTTTTGTATTGTATACTGGTCCTAGTACAATAACACTTGGATTGCCACCAAACTCACTGAAATCGTTTTTAGGTTGTTGCGCACTGTCTGGCATGCCCCATTCTGGAAACTCCGCATGTCCTACAACCATAATCTTTGCTTTTGCAATACGTTGTCCTAGTTCGCTTTCTGCTCTTACATGATAACAAGTTTGAGATTTAGGATTTGGACAGAATGTGTATACACCGTCTTTAAGCTCGGGCGGAGATAAAAATAGTCCGTCTCCATAAACAAACCCAACAAAATCTTTTGGCGTTGCTTTGTCAAAGTCTGCGTACATACTTGCAAACTGTTTTGCAAACTCTGCACGTTGTTGCTTTTCTTCAGGCGTTTTTGGATTTCCGCTTTTGTTCATAATGAAGTCTTGTATTGCTTTAGGACTGTCACCTAAAACTCCGCGACTCCATTGATTGTGTCCTCCAAGTATTAGTGGACCACCTGCTGTTTCTCTACCCCAATATATTTGTGGATTGCCGTCCCATTTCATACGTATACTGCTGCTACCCTCTTGTGTAGCCAAGTCACGCAAATGTTCTATTGCTTCGAGAGCTCCTTCGACACCGTGGAAAAACACTAGGTCTTCTAAATGATTAAAAGCCCGACCCATTTGTTTTGCTTCGTTGATATTTTTGAACTCTTGAAAACGCATTAGTATTCCTTATTACGGAAAGCGTCTGCCTCACCTTTAAGTAAAATACCAATAGCTTCCATTTTTTCTTCTCTGCTTAATAAATCAGCAGGTCTTTTTGGAATATCAAATTTTTGCACATATGATTCACATGCTTTTTCTATCATAGGTAGGAGATTCTTTTTATTAAACTTACCACCAGATAATACTGCTTCTTGTACACCACCTAAGTTTGGAAATACTTCTTTACGATAAAAATCGGGATCATTTTTCATATACACTACTATGTCTTCTACAACATTGAAAGGTAGTTTGTCACCGATTTTTAAGTTTAAATCTTCAATCTTCATCTTACCACTTTCTGCATGACCAGTAACGAGCCTTATGTCTTGGCCCTGGATTATCACAGTTGTGTCTTGCACGGAAACTTCTGCGTCTTGCTGGATTTGATTTTTTGATTTTGCTTTTCTTATCGCCAAAGTTTACTTTAACCACATTGCCTTTGGGATTCTTTACATATACTTTGAACTTTTTAACGTCACCTTGCATTGGCTTGCCTAGCGAAACTTTACGTCCTTGGTACTCGGCTTCGTCTAAGTCGTCATCTTCGTTAAACCACAACACGCCATAGTCTTCAAAAAACTCGTCGTCGTCTTCGTATGTGATTTCGTCTTCTGCAATATCGCCATCTGCAGAAATCTCAATGTCAAAGTCTTCATAACCTGCTTCAAACATCATGTTGGCTAAACGCTGTGCATATTCGTCTGCTTCTGCCTCATCTAACAATCTTGTAAGTGGTATTTGAATAACTGTAGCATCTTGTTCTGTTTCAAAAATGTCATAACTATCAAATGCACTTTCAACAAGACTTTCGTTTATTGTGGTCTTTTCCATAACCACTCTCGCAAAATATTCCATAATAATCCTCGCAATGATTTATATAACTATTTATCTATGTTTTGTTTTGAAACTAGTTTATCGATACGGGCAATATTATCTCCTACAAGCATTTGCAATAACAGTATTACCTTTTCGTCTTTTGCATAAATGTATTGACCTTGCAAAAAACTATTTTTTTCACAGTTTGAAATAAAAATCTTACCTGCTTTGCTTTTATCTGTGTTCTTTTTTAGCCAGGAAGCAAGTTCTGGTTTACCTCTTTTTCTTCCAAATGTAACTTTATATTCTAACTCTGGTTTTTCGTCAACTAAAATAACATTTGCGTTAGTTAAAAGGAAATGAATATTTTCAACTTTTGGTTCCCATATATCACACTTGTTGTGTATTTTTTTACTTATATCTTTTAACATATTTAAATCATTTGAATAAAGGTTAAGTGTGTTGTATTCACATCTTATCATATAATCTTTATTCTGTTTTAAGAGTCTATATAGTTTATTAGCATCGTGATAGTCTTCGATGGGTACTATCTCTGGATTTCCCCATCTTGTTTTTGTTATAATAGTATCCGTTTTAAGTTGTGTTTTATACTCATTGAGTTTTGTAGCAGCGTAACTTAGATTTCCTTTACGCTGCCATTCAGTGCGAAAAATACCTGCTAATGAGTTGCGAAACTGCATTTTATAAAGATATTTGTTGTAATGCAGTTTCTTTGTTTCAGGCATTGGTTGTTTCCTTATTCACAAGAGAAATTTCTTCATCTACAATGTCAATACGTACATAACCGCCGTCTTTTAAATCACCAAACAACAACTGTCTTGACAGTGGACGTTTGATTTTTTCATCAATGACTCTTTGTAGTGGACGGGCACCCATTTTAGGATTAAAACCTTTGTCAACTAGCCAGTCAAGTGCTTCGTCACTAACCTCAATGTTAACACCTTTATCTACGACTTGATCTTTTAGTTCTTTTAGAAACTTGCCTACAATTTTTAACATAACAGGTTTACCCAGTTTTGCAAATGTAATAGTACCATCTAGTCTATTTCTAAACTCTGGTGAAAAATACTTTTTAAGGCTTGTGTCTTCGTATTCTTTTTCCATACTTTCACCAAAACCAATAGCATTAGTCTCTGCTTCTTGTGCACCTAAGTTTGTAGTTAAGATCAATACCACATTTCTAGCATCTGCTTCTTTACCATTGGAACCTGTAATCATTCCGTTATCCATAAGTTGTAGTAAAACATTACTTACATCTGGGTGTGCCTTTTCGATTTCGTCTAGCAATAATACACAGTTAGGATTTTCTTGTAGTTTGATAATCAGCTGACCTGCATCATCTTCAAAACCTACATATCCCGGAGGTGCACCAATAAACTTACTAACACTATGTTTTTCTTGAAACTCACTCATATCAAAACGGACTAGTTCTACACCCAAATGATGTGCAAGTTGCTTTGCAGTTTCAGTTTTACCTGTACCTGTTGGACCCATAAACACAAAACTTCCAATAGGCTTGTTTTCAGGCTTTAATCCTGCTTGTGCTACAAGAATCTTATCAACAATGCTTTCAATAGCCTCGTCTTGACCATATACACTCTTTTTCATATTTTCTTCTAAGTGTGCAAGACTCTCTGTTTCACGTTCAGCAACTGTCTCTTCAGGTATCTTAACCATTTTTGCAAGTTCAAACATGATTTCAGTTTCGGTAACAACTTTATTATCTGTGATATCTCTTACTTTATATCTAGCACATGCCACATCAAGCAAATCGATAGCCTTGTCTGGAAGTTTTTTATCTGCTTGGTACTTTACACTAAGTCTTACAGCTTCTTCGATAGCTTGATCTGTAATAACTGTATCGTGATAGTCTTCATAATATTGTTTGATACCTTGCAAGATTTCAATAGTTGTTTCGGAACTTGGTTCGTCAATACCTACACGTTGGAATCTACGCATAAGTGCACGATCTTTTTCAAAGAACTTGCGATATTCTTCCCAAGTGGTTGAGGCCACTACTTTAATATTTCCTTTAGCTAATGCAGGTTTAAGCATATTTGCTAAATCGTTAGAACTATTAGAACCACCTGCACCAGCACCACTAATCATGTGTGCTTCGTCAATAAACATGATTGTCTTGCCTTTTTTCTGTAGTGCTGCTAATACCATTTTAAAACGTTCTTCAAAGTCGCCGCGATATTTTGAACCAGCAAGCATACTACCAATATCTAGTGCATAAACATTGTATTCTTTTAAAAACTCTGGTACTTGTCCGTTAACAATCTTCCAAGCAAGTCCTTCTGCAATAGCAGTTTTACCTACACCTGGATCACCCACCATTAGCACATTGCTTTTTTGTCGCCGTGCCAGTGCTAGGGAAACCTGTTCTATTTCATCCGAGCGTCCAATCACAGGATCAATCTTGCCTTGTTTTACTTGCTCATTTAAGTCGCTAGTAAATGCTTTGAGTGCTTTATTAGCTGTACCTGTATTTTCTGGTTCTTGATCTAGATCATCAATCTCATTACCATAATGTGTTTGTAAAAACTTGACAAACTGCTCTTTGTTGATTTGATTTTGCTGAGTCACAAAATATGCATAACTACGCTTTTCTGATAAAATGCTTACAAATACGTCTGGAGTATCAATTTCATTTCTTCCTTGAAATAATACTTGAGCAAATGCTCTGTTTAACATTCTTTCAACAGACTGTGTTTTTTTAGGTTTATATTTTGGTTCTTCGGTTTTAATATCGTCGCATTTGTCACGTAAATATGTTTCTAATACCTTTTTCATAACAGAAATATCAGTTCCAAACTCTTCCATGAGTTCTGAAAACTTGTCTTCACAAAGTATTGCAAACAACAAATGTTCTAAAGTTACATACTCGTGTTTTAGTTTTTTTGCATCATTTACTGCTTTATCAAAAACTGCTTGTAATGCTTCGCTAGGTTCTACCATTCTTCATCCTTTTAACTCTCCGTTTTTCGGCCATATCGTATTTAAGTTTTGAAACTCTGTCAATAAACTGAATACCGTGAAGGTGATCATATTCATGTAGAAATACTCTTGCATCAATGTCATCAAACTTCTCACTTACAGTTATAACATTTTTAAAGTCACTTGTCAAGGTTTGAAAGTCAACCATACAACTTATTGGACGTCTTACTTTTAAATACAATCCTGGATGACTAAGACAACCTTCTTCGTGCGCTTCCTTTTCTTGACTTAGTCCCCTGATGACAGGATTGATTACAACCAATGGACTTCCATTACGCAAGTTATGTTTTGCTTTCATAACAAATATTTGACCATTAAATCCAACCTGATTGGCACTTAATCCTATACCATTTTCTTTATTCATTACATCAATCATGTCTAATGCTACAGGAGCAGGATGCATTATATCAATAGGAAACTTGTCAACAGCAGTTTCTAACATTAAGTTAGGTGCTTCTATCAATTTCATCATTTAAGTCTTTTACCTTCTCTAATATACTTTGATTAACAATCTTTGGTGTTTTTGCTTTTATTTTTACATATAGATTTCCAGGACGTCCTCTACGGTTACTTGGCAATCCATATCCGTGTACACTTAACACTGTTCCGGGATCAGTTCCTTTAGGTATTTTAACATTTAATGGACCGCCTGTCAATTTTTCTATTACAATCTCGGTGCCTAATATCAAATCAAATATGTTTACATCAGCCGTAGTATGTAAATGTGCTCCTTCACGTTTAAAATGTCGGTGTGACATTGTTCTTACCTGGACTAGCAAATCTCCTCTAGGAAGTTGAGTGTAGGCATTATCTCCTAGTCCACCATATCTTATTACTTCTCCATCTTCTACACCAGCGTGTATTCGAATATTAGCATCAATCTGTTGTCCGTTTCTCAACCTATATGATGCAATAAGATCTTTTCCTTGCATAACTTCTTCAAGTGTGAGATTTATTCTAACTTTGACATCTGCGTTTTTAACACTTCTCTGACCAAACATGTTAAAAAAATCATTCATATTCATTTCTTGTCTGTTAGAATATGATGTTTGTTTAGGAGCATCATACTGCTGACGTTTAGCAGGATCCTTTAATGTATCGTATGCTTCGTTGATTTCTTGGAAAGTTTTTTGATCACCACCACGATCTGGATGATGTTGCATCGCCAGTTTTTTGTATGCTCTTTTGAGTTCCTCTGGCGATGCCGATTTGTTCACGCCTAACCTGCTGTAATAGTCCATACTATTACTTATTTAGGCCCTACCGCTTTTTGTTTGAACTTGACTGCGTGTATGCTTGTCCACCAAAGAACGCTGCTACAATAGCTGCAACTGAAACAAAGTATGTTGCTGCCATACTGCCCAATACATCTGCTGCTTGATCTAAACTTAACCAAACTGCAAGTACAACACTGAATGGATATAGCAACATTCCCCCTAATGCAAACCAAGCCATGCTGCGTTGTGCATCACGCATTGCATCTTGGTCTTCTAGCATCTTGCGACGAAACTCTAGTTCCATTGCTTTTTCTTCAGCATCTACATGTCCGTCACCGTTTAGGTCTGCAGGATGATATCCACTTACAGGTTGCGGTGCCGGTGCTGCTGCAACTGGCGCAGGAGCAGGAGCAGGTGCTGGTGTCGGTGTTGGTGCAGGTGTTGCTGCTGGCTTAGGTTCCGGTGCTGCTCCACTGCTTTTTAAATCTTCTGGCTTTTTCCTTGGCATGTTAGCCCTCCATTTTTTCCAAGTTGGCAATATATTCGGTCATTGAATGATCTCCAAAGTTGTCGATCTTGCCCTGTTTAATGCCCATCCACATTCCACGCCAACGATCTTTTATGCGTTGCCATGTTGTTAACTTACGGTATTTACCATATGCATTCATATAATGCTCAGTGCCATGATGTTTGTAACCCATTGCTGCTAGTGGTACTCGTGTTACTATATCATTGTTATTGACCCAACGGTGATGTGTAACACCTAGGCTTTTGCAGTAACCATTCCAGCCTACTCTCGGTGAACCATATGTGTAAAGTTCTTGTACAGGATCAATATCTTCATACAAGTGGCACCTGCTTGCCATAATAGTTGCCATTGCAGCACCTAGGCTGTGTCCACAGAACCAAAGTTTTTTGCCTGCGTTTGCCTTACGATCAATGTCTTCCAACACCATTGGCCAAAGTTCGTCTACTTCTGCTTTGAAACCTTTGTGTACACGACTAACTGTTTCTGCAATAACAGGAACAGCATTTAAGTCTGCTTTGATATCATTAAACTCTGATGGTTGTGTACCACGACACGCTATGACCAAATCTGTTTTGTTCATAAAGCGATATGCTTGTGCGCCATCTCTGTTGTAAAACTCTACTGTTGTAAAGCCCAGTTTGCGCACTGCTTTTTTAACTTCTTCTACATCGTCACTGTATGCTATGCTTGCCAAGTTAGCAAAAAGGAGACTACGCTCCTTAAAGTTCATCTCCGTTATCATTTATTTTGCCCTCTATTTTTTGTAAACGACTTTCAAGGTCGTCAATCTTTTTAGTTACTTTTGGATACCGTTTGCGCCAAGCCTCTGGATCGTCCTGTAACCAGTCCCATCCAAAACGATCTACTAGATAATCTAGTAGAGCATCAAACTTTGACATTAAGTAAAGTGCTGCGTGTGTGTTTCTAAACCACGCTAAGAATGCTGCCCCTAGCAACGATCCGGCAATCGCTGTGTAAATCCACAGTGTATCACCAAACATTCTATCTATCATTTCCCACATTGTTTGCCCTCTATATATGCGTATTTATTCGTTTATCACAGCACCTTCCATTGCTTCTTCTGCTGCTTGATAATAGCCTTCGTATGCTGCTATGATTGCTTGCTGTTGCTGCACTAGTGCACGGATGTCTGAAAAGTTTAAACCTAAGTTCCCATAGCCATCGCCTGTTAATCCATATAGTGCAAATGCTTTGCCTTCAGATTTTAGTTTAGCAATAACAGCTTCTACATTAGCTTCATTGATAACAATCCATTCTACTTTTCTCATGTTGAGTTCATCAACAGGAGGTAGTGTTAATGTTGGTTTTTCTATTGGTTTTGCACTAACCTCAATCTGCTGGGGTTTGGTTGAGCAGGCCGCGAGACTTATAATCATCGTAAAGCCAAGGACACTCTTTATTAAAAGCGATGTCATTTTCTGCTGTCCTTTCTTTTTCAGTTAGTTCTGCCCCCGATAGAAGTTCAAAACATCTACCAGCATTTTCCGAACCTCTATTTACTGCACGTTCAATACCTTCGGCATTTGCTATAGCTGCTGCTGTTAAATCTATCTCTTGTAATTTATCAGCTAGTCTTTGATTTTGTCTACGAATAGCAGTGTATGCATCATTTAGACTTGCTATTTCGTTTTGTGCAGATGCGTAATCTGCTTGTAGACTTTCTAATGCTTCTTCGTTAGTTGCTACTGCTATTTCCAGTTTAGCATTGTTTTCTTGTAGTATGGCCATGCGCTCTTGTGTGTCATTGTAATACCAATAACCTATGCCACCCATAGCACACATTATCAAAAACATTACTCCTGCAAGTTTCATGCCCATACCTAAACCACCTACCCTAACAACTTTCCCAGTGTATTTGGTCCTACAATACCATCTGCCACTAGACCGTTTGCTGCTTGCCATTCTTTAACTTGACGAGCAGTGCCTGGACCAAAGATACCATCTGCTGGCTCAATGCCCAATATCTCTTGTACTTCTTGTACTAGTGGACCACGTGAACCTTGACGAATAGTTTGATTTGTGTTTAACTCTTTTTCTTCTTCTGGTTCCATTTCCATATCGCCGCCTAATACATCTAATGCGTGTGCCCAATGCTTCTTGCGATCTTCTAATCCGATAGTGCCACCATTGATGCGTTTGGTCATTTTTAGAATGTCCATATTATCACAATGCTTATTGATGTTGTTTTCGTCCCAGAACCAGCAAGCACTATCCAACGCACCTTTTTTGGTACGCACATAGTCCACTGCTTCTTCTACAGTCATATCTACATCTTCGGCGAATTCAGTGTAGTTGTAACGTCCAGTAAGCTGAATAAGGCCGCCTCCGCGGAAACGCCACCCATCACCGCTCTCTGTGTCTCCGTTGTCCATACGGTTTGCATAAATGACATTAGCGATTTTTTCAGGTTGTCTATGA